CCCGTACGTAGGGTTCTCCCCGGTGGCACTGCCGTTCCGTACGGAAGGCGTGGGCCTCGTGGAGATGGTTCGGCAGATCGACAAAGCCATGAACCGGCTTGCCAATATGTCCGTGGATACCATGATGTTCCGGTTGATGCCGTTGTTCGAGGTGGCCCCGGATGCATATGAGAATCCGGAGGACTTTGATACCGGGCTGGCTCCGGGTAAGATATTCCGACGGAACCTACAGTACCCTGGAGCTGAGGGCCTGAAGCCCATCCAGATGAACGACATATCCCAGGGGGCGACGCAGCTCAACTCGGAGCTGAACGTATCCCACCAGGAAGGGAGTTTGATATCACAAATACAACAAGCTATACCACGATATCGTGGTGCTCAGAGTGCAACCGAATCGCAGGCGATGCAGGACAATCAGCAGAGCTTCTTCGGTGCGATGGCTGCGGACATAGAAAGACAGTTCTTGGCTCCGATAGTTATGATGTCGGTGGACTTGATCTACCAGTTCTTAGACACCGCCAACGATCCCCGCGTCGCATCGATCCTCGGAGTCGAAGCGGGTGTTTTAGCTGGGATGACCCGCGAGGAGATCATGGAGTTAGTCCAGGGGGATTACTCGGTACATGTGAGGGGAATCACCGGCCAATTGGAGAAGGCCGAGATGCTCCAGAGTCTCGTGCAGTTCATGAACCTGATCGGACAGAATCCACAAGCATGGCTCCCGTACATCAATCAAAGCAAACTACTACAGCGAATACTGGAGGCTTTCCGTCCGGCAATCCATGACATCGAAGAGATACTCGCTGACCCCGAAACATCCGCCGCACAACAGCAAGCTATGTTCGGGCAGACGATCACCCCCGACCTCCTCCGGCTTATCCCGGATCTCGTCCGACTCAAGCAGCAACAGGGTGATACCCAGTTCGATCAGGCTCAGACCAAGGCTGAACACGGCCTCGCGGTTGATCAACAGGCCCACGACCAGTATCATGACAATATAGATAAAGGTCTCCAGATCGGTCAGCTACAGCTCGACCACAGTGTACATACGGCTGATGCGGTTACCGCTGCTCACCAGGCTGCTACCGCGCGGATCTCTGCGGAGCAACCCCAGTCTGCTGGGGTAACCTCCTCCCCGACTCAATCGGGACAGGGTAACTAACAGAAAGGAATCCCATGCTTGGACTAGGTATCCTAGGAACCATTATCGTCATCCTCGTAATCGTCTGGCTTGCTCGCCGTGTTTGACGTAACGTCATGAGCCGACACGGACATGATAAGATAGTAGACGTACAACACCGGTAGCACCGGTGACTTTAATTAAAGGAAATTAACATGAGTGGTTCTAACCTGAAAGATCCGAAAAACAACGACCTGGCTTCTCCGTTTCCCGCACCGTCGATGGGCAGTACGAAGGATTCTCAAAGCGATAACTTCCGCCCGACTCCTGGTGTTGATGGTCAGGAAGACGGCGACCAATCTACCCCCGAGGCGAAGCGTGCCGGGTATGGTTACTCCTTCGTAAGAGGTGGCGTTGGTTCCCCGTTTGGTGGACATAACATCAGCGACCGGAATCAGTACACAAGCAAGCTCCCCAGAGGCAGCTCTATCTAAGGTTCTATGATTCATCTCATTGTAATCCTCGCAGTGATCGGGTTGCTGTTGTATTTGGTTAACGCTTACATTCCCATGGCAGAACCAATCAAGAAGATCATCAACATCGTCGTAGTTATCGGTGTAGTGATCATGGTACTACAGTTCTTCGGTATCTTCGACATGGGTACGTCCGACTTCCGCTACCACCGGTAATGACAGCACGTAATCCGTTTGTTGACTCAGCTAAAGCAGAAGACGTATCAGATCTCCTCAATCACATTGCGTGGACGGACACTATCCGTCCCGCACTTGATCATGAACGAGACATCTTTACCAAAGCTCTTGTCAGTGCTACCCTCGGGATGCCAACCCAAGTTCAGACTAATCTTGGCGTAGTCGAAATTTCCAAGGAGCAACTTGCGGGTAAGATATACGGGATCGATTACATCTTTGGGTATCTTGAAAAAGTACTTACACAAGGTGCCCGCGCAGTCGCCGAACTCCGTAGCAAAGGAATCTCATAGTATGGCACTTGGCTCTCTTATCTCTGTGACTGGTGTTTCCTCGGACCCGCTGGCCGGGTTCACTGCTGCGATGAACTTCCTCTGTACCCCGGCAGGCCAGCTTGTAGCCACCGACCTCCACGCGGTTATCGTGGATATGATTAAGTTCTTCCACCAGAAGCATACGACCACGACTGACTTTGTGGGACCGATTGCTCCCAAGGCAGTACCCGTAGTAGCCCCAGCAGTTAAACCCTAACCCTATCGAAGGATCTCATGCCTGAAACTCTCACCGCTCCCGGCTCTGCCGAACCAGTTGTCGTAGCAACCCCTCCGGTTGTTGCGACCCCCGCCCCCGCTCCTGATGCACCTACGACTATCGAGGGTAACCCCGACGCGGATGCCAAGCGAGCAGAACTTTATAAAAAGTACTACCCGGATACTGCGGCACCTACCTCAGATCCGGTAGCAACAACCACAGCGTCGGCAGCGCAAGCCGATACGACTCCGGTTATCACGGCTCCGGCTGGGGTAGATCCCGCACAGTTTCAGCAAGCGATGGCCGCAATCGCGGAACAGTTTGCGGAGTTGAAGAGGTCTGTCGGGCAACCTACGCAGGCACAGCCCGTGGTGGCCACCGAAGCCGAACCCGGTTGGATCGGGTTGCTTCGTGAAGGAAAAGTAAAGGAAGCAGAGCAGGCTCTGGCTACAACCGTAGCCCAGATGGTTAAAGACCAAACCCAAGGCCCTACCATCGAAGCCGCCGTGGCTCGTGCTCGGGAACTCTCCCAAGCCGAATCCCACATCGAAGGTTTCGTAAAAGACCTCCGTGCCGCCAACCCAGACATCATTGACATGGAACCATTCATCGCCATGGATGCACAGCAACGACTCGCTGCGCTCCAACAGGCAGGAAAGATCAAATCGACCGGGGACGCTGTAGAAGCCTACAAAAGAGCAGTCCTCGATGCTACCGACTCCGCACGTAAAGTCGCTCAGAAGCTCCGTGGCTCTGGCAAAACAGAAGCAATGACACGCTCTCGTGAGGTGTTATCTGCTTCGACGTTGAACCCCCAACAGGTGGATAGTAACCGCCAGCAACAGACTACCGATACGGAACCCGTCGTGGAGACCGTAGCGGACTATCTGGAAAAACGCAAAGGCGTGCAGGCTGGGTTACATAATCCCTATGCGAAGGTGTAAACGTGTTTGAAATCTATCTCAAAGGAAACTAACTCTATATGGCAGGACAAGTATATTCTGTTAGTACCCTTGGTGGGAACTGGTCTCAAGCGTATCTGTCTGAGCGGTTGCGGCATGTCGCGCAGCCGATGTTTCGTTTCCGTCAATTCGTTGACGTGAAAGAAGCAATCGGAAAGCAACGTGGTGACACGTGGTTGTTTGATAAAGCAGGTAACGTGCAGACTCAGGGAACAACGTTGGTGGAAACCAATACGATCCCCGAGACCAACTTCCTGACCAACCAGGGTACTGGACAGATTTTCGAGTACGGAAACAGCATTCCGTTCACTCAGAAGTTGATGAACCTCGCGCAGTTCCAGTTGGAGCCGGTCACCGAGCAGAAGCTCCGGGACGACATGGTGAAGACTTTGGAATCCGCGTGCGGCGCTCAGTATGTAGCGACGGACTTTGTTGCGGTGCAAACCGCCAGCGGGTCGGTCATCTTCACCACGAACGGCACAGCGACCGCTTCGGCTGCGACTAACCTCGTCGGCACGAACGTCCGTGCGATCGTGGATTACATGAAGAAAAAGCTGATTCCGAAATACGACGGACGTAACTACGTCTGCATCGCTTCGGTCGGCGCATTGTCGGGTCTCCATTCGGATACCGCGGCTGGTGGATGGGTGGACGTGAGTAAGTACACGGTCCAGTTCAGCACCAATATTTTTAACGGCGAGATTGGGAATTACTACATGACCCGGTTCGTCGAAGAGACAGGGTATCTGTCTAACACCATCGGATCGAGCACGGCCTACGGGCAGGCGATCTTCTTCGGTAGTGACATCGTTTATGAAGCTGTCGCTGTGCCGGAAGAGATCCGTGTGAAAATTCCGACTGACTTCGGACGTGACCAAGGGCTGGCCTGGTATGCGTTGCTTGGCTTCAAGATTGTTTGGAGTTATTCAACGGATAGCGAACAGCATCTTGTGTACGTTACGAGTGCGTAAAGGAGACGACCATGGGATATTCTGACCAGAAATACTATGACCGTGGGCCTACCATCCTTCCCGGTATCGTATTCGGTACCGCGACGGCTTCGGGCACCAACACTCTCGCTTCGCCGGTATCGCCTTTGATACCGGTGTATATTCGCAAGACCACGTTGAAAGGTTTCTCGATCGTTCCGACCACAGTGGCTTCGGCTGCTATCGTGGCGGGTACGTTCGTGATTCTTAACGGCACAGCGACCGCTGGGCAATGCTCGGTGGTAGGTGCTATCGGTACTGCTATTAACGGTACCGTAACTGCATCTAATGCTACGGTTGGTACGAACACAGGGTTCACCTACGAGTTGATCCTGAGCACGTCTACCGCATCTGGTGGTGTCACCGGTACGTTCTGTCTCGAACTTGAGACGAACGAAGCGTACAACGCTGCTGTGTAGATATGACTCTATACGGAGGCTTGGGTGCTGGGTTCCTCCTAGTCTCCACCCTCCGTATATTTATTTTATGGCGCATGCAACGTCGGGTAACCCAGGCGTTAACGCTATTGGCTTTGATCTATAAACATTTGAAAGGAACAAAATAATGGCGTTACTAGGCGTAAGTGATCTTCCCGGAGTCTATGCGGCAGCGTCCGCGGCTGGTGTGGAAGTAGTGAATATGGGGTTGTACACGGCGGATGGAAATGTAAGTCTTCCTCCGGCACAGTTTGTGAATAGCAAAGGTCCCAACGGCGAGGATGTGCAGAACGCCCAGGGGTTTGCTTTTGTCGCGGATCAGGATCCGACTGGCAAGACGAACGTAAAGTTTCAGGTGAAGACTATTAACCATACGTTTGATTCTGCGGTATCGGATTATCTCGATCCTTCGCAGTTCGCATCGTATGCGGCTACCGGTAAGCCGGTGGGTATTCTTGCCTCCGGGGCAGCTACGGTTGGTACAGAGAAGCTGACCGGGACGAGCACGTTCAACGAAGCACAGCACACCACGCAGGCAACTCGTGTGCAGGGAGCTTCGCGTCCGAGTGATTTTGGTAACTTGCATCCTGAGTTTGGAAAGACTCAGGTCAGTACCGCTACTGTTACATCTACTCAGAAAGTCTAACGATAGGGAAGGGAAACCTTCCCTTACTTTACAAAGGAAAACATATGTCTAAAGCAACCGGAGCGGCAGTAGCCGAACCCGAAGTAGAACAATCCGAACCAAAGAAAGAACTGTACACGAACTGGGATTCGTTTAACAAAGCGAAGATCGGGGTGTCCAGCATCCTCTGTTCGATCATCCCAGGTCACGACAGCATGGAAGCTTGCAAGACCCGTATCGTCCCCACTGCGGAGAACGTGGTGAAGCATATCGAACACGGTGGTGGGTTTGAGTTTACGATTAACCAATCGGATAAACCATGGCCAGGGTGGAAAGAACTGGCGAAGGCGGG